GGACTCAAGTTGCTTGACAATCTCTTTCAGAACAGAATCGTTCTTTGTACCTTCTTCGAGAATTTTCTTCGACTGAGAAAGCTCGACTTCAAGCAAAGCGAATTGCTTCTGACTCGACTTCAACGTAGTCAGCATTGCGTCTGTGGACTTCTGCATGTTCTGAAGCGCGTTTGTCTGCTTCAGCTGCTCAGTCGTCTTCGCAGAAAAATTAAGATTGTCAGCCATTCTTCGCTAGTGCCTCTTTCTTCTCATTCAGTCGTTTGATGATCATGAACGTGTAAATCTCGCGTTCCCACGGAAGCATGTTCTCAATCTCAGTGAGTGAGTATCCGTGTTCCTGTCTCAATTCGAAGTTCAAACTATAAAACGACTCAAGAGTGTCGTCGATCACGATCAGTCGAAAAAATTGTCAAGTCCTTCGATCAGTACGACTTCTTTGTATTTGCATTTCGGACACGTCATTTCGACGTCCAGTTCGAGATGCGGAACATTGTTCACAAAGTTCATCACGCGTTCGAGTTGATCATTCGACCATGTATCGATGAAATCAACGAGATCAGCGCGAGTCAAGTCTTTTGTGTGCCACACTTCGTCACCTGCATAGACCATGTCGATGCATGAGATGATTCTGTCAAATGCTTCTTCAAGCGCGCTCTCGCTCTCACGAGTTTCGCTTCTCTTCGGCAGCTTCATCTTCAGTCCGATCTCTTCGTTCAGCTTGATCACGTCGCTGTCTGCTTCTGAGACGTAGCGAACCTTTTCGAGATCAGCTTCAACGTCGATTTGCGTGTTGCACACTTTACCATCGACTTCATTCATGCAGCGATACGAAAGCGGAGACTTCGTGCCCTTTGAACGCTTGCGCAGTTCGAGCATGAGCCATTCAACGTCGACATCTTCGAGCTTGCTCAGATCGACTTTTGTGAACGTGCAATTGTCGATAATCTGCTTGACTGCCGCTTTCTGTTCGTCTGCATTATCTGATGCAGCGGCGATGATTAGAATCTTCTCCTCTTTCACGAGAAACGGACGAAACTCAACTTTCTTCTTCGAGAAAGGAAGCGTCGTCTCGTGAACCGGAACATCCTTATTTACTTGTGGTAGACCCATCTTATACCTCTATCCATGATTCGTATGCGAACGTCACTGTGAACGTTTCAATCACATCCACCATGTCGTAGCCAAGAGAGATTTCGGACATTAGAATAGGATGCGCTTTCAACAGCTTGACAGTTTTCACTATGTTGCGCTGATTGTCGAACTGCGTAATACTTATGTCGGTCACATAGTCATCCATGAATCTGAACGTCTTCGTTTTGTTATCGAACTGATAATCGATCCACTTCGAGATGAGATCGTGTTCGAGCATCGTATCTGAAACTTGGAACGTGATTGTCACATCGTCATATGTCACGTCAAACGGCTTCTTGATCATGTTCGGGCCGCCATGACGGTCATCCATTGTTGTCAGGCTTTTTCCTGGAAGAACAGCACCAACAACTGATGGCATGTACTCTTGAACATTTGCATCGAATGGTACTGCGATAGGCACAAAGAACATCACTTCATAACGTGACGGACGCGCCCAATCAGTAGCAAGAGACTGAATGTTCAGATACGAAGACTTCTCGTAGTGAACTCCATCTCCTGGTTCTGCTGGTTTGATGATGTTACCAAGTTCATTCTTTGGATTGTTTGTCGGGAATGCAATACGTAGCCATGGCGGAAGAACTTTCGACTTCGCGTTCAGAAATTCGCGTTCTAGAAAGCTCGTCAGACCGATCTCATTCGGAATGTCAAGATCATAGTCAACGGATGCCAATGACGGCATTCCTGCAATCGGATCAGAGACAGGAAGTGATCCTGTCGTGAATGTGGCTGGATTGAGAAAATCGCCAAGAGCCATTAAATCTTACCTCGACTGTTCTTGTACACTTTGAGCGACGATGCTTTCTGCCAGTTCGCAACAGGCAATGCAGCAACGTTGAACCACTCTTCTTGTGGAATTCTGACGAACTTTGACTTTGTCTGAGAGAACAGATAACGCTTGATCATCGGCGCGAAGAACTTCGTCTTCGATGCACGACCAAGAATAGTTGCGCGACGTGCATCACGCGCGCGTTGTGTAACTGTCTGTCGATCAGCTTTCAGAAGCTCTTCGAGAAACACTTCTCGCAGCTTCGGAGGCAAGTAGTGCAGATTGAGTCCGTACCAGCCACCCTTTGCAGATGAAAGCATGATGATGAGAGGATTCGCGTCCCAGAATTCGAGCGTGTCTTTGTACTTCGCATCGTAGACATAGAGAAACATGTCGCCAGCACGCGGACGATCAGACTTTGATCGATCACCGAGTTTTGCGATTTTGTTTGTCAGCCATTTTACAGATCGTGAAGAGTTACGACGAATCGTATCTTGCTTCAGACCCTTAAACAGTTCATTTGCTGGCATTGATTTCTCCTACGTGCATAAAGTATTTATTTCGATTTTGCGCGCTTCTTTATGCCTAGGCCATATTCATCAACGACAACAAATTCAATACCATTTCTGCGCGCGAAGTCTCTTGCTGCATTCCACTTTGCTTGATTCTTGGCAAAAGTCTTGCATTCTTGCAGGTATCGCGCAGTCTGTCTACCACCATTTCGTTTGACTGGTGGCAGCGTTTCCTTGTGTGGTTTGATCTCAATAATCTTGTCGACGATCTTTCCTTCACTATTTCTCATACGAATCCAGAAGTCGACAAAATAGCGATGAGTGATTCCATCAAGAGGTGAAATGTATGGAATGACAATTCCTTCTGAATTCCACTCAAGAACGTTCGGATTATCATCACAAAATTCCATGAACATTCGCTCCCATGAAGAGCGATACACAATCTTGTTGATCACACCTTTGTACTTTCTAGGATTCTTTGGAGTGAATCGTCCTTTCATTGTTCCGCTTTTGCGTCTTTCGCTTGACATGTTTTATTTATTGAACGCGCGCATAAATACTTTTACATCTACGTGGAGACAAGAATGGCCGAAACAAGCAGAAACCTAGTGTTTCCGAAAGATTTGACACACGGCGACAATGATACATTCATCATGTTCGCTCCATACAAGTTCAAATCTGAGGATCAACGCGCAGACAATAAAAAGAAAGACAAGACTGAACAGTTCAAAGCTATCAGACGAATCTATCTGTATCATCCAGAAGCACTTCAGACAAGCACAATGGTTCGCTACTCTGAAGAAGGTACTGGATTCCGTGACGTGCTTGCTGATCTTGATCCGACATCTCTAAGTTCTCTTGGTACTGCTGGCAAACGCGTATTCGAGTCGCTGTTCGCTGGCCACGTAGGCGACAAGAAACAGAAAGCGCAAGGCGCGATCATCAATCCTAATATGGAGATTTTCTTCAAGGGAACTGTATTCAGAGAGTATGGATTCTCATTTACATTTGCACCACGCAGCAAGGACGAAGCGACAACTGCTGCCGCAATTATTCAGACGTTCAAGAAATATTCACTTCCTGCTCAGTCGAATGATGGCTTCATGGAATATCCATCATACTGGGAAATCTCTGCGATCTCGAAAGGCAAAGAGCTTCACAAGTTCAAGGCCGCGGCGATCATTAACGTGACGCTAGATGCATCACCTAATCAAGTTTGGTCGACTTTCGAAAGTGGCGATCCTGTTGCTGTTCGTCTCGATCTATCATTCAAAGAACTCGACCTAATCACTCAGCGCGACTTCGACAGTCTGCCAGAAGATGTGTACGGATACTAATCATGTTGTATCAGAAATTTCCAAAACTCAAATATGACGGCCGAACACTCGTCGACATCACAAAACGAATTGCGCTTCTTGAAAGCGTAAAAACGAATGCAGCTGCATATGATCTCTACTCTGTGAAAGAAGGTGAGAAGATCGAAGACATCGCGTATGACAGATATGGAGATGCATATCTCGACTGGATAATCATTCTGATGAACGACATTATTGATCCGTTTTACGATTGGCCACTATCGACTACAGAACTAAGAGAGTATGTCACTCTGAAGTATGGTGCTGGTAATGAAGATCAAACGCATCACTGGGAATTGAGCGGACGTGTCGTGTCGTCAACGACTCTCGGGGCTGCCGCAGTGAGTAATTCGACATATGAGGACAAAGTGAATGAAGCGAAACGCAAGATCAAAATTTTGCGTCCAGAACATATCGACATCATTCAGAGAGAAATTGAGACAATTCTAAATGGCTAATTCGAAGCAAGAAAAGAGCAATGTTGACATCAAGAAAGTTCTTATTCGAGGAGCAAATGGAGACGAAGTAGACCTACGCTACGTTCTTCAAGAGCTTGTCGTATATGAGGACATGTTCGCTCCTGCAATGACTGGAACTCTGTTCGTCGAAGATGCGCACAACATTGCTGAATCTCTTCCAATTATTGGTGGTGAAGAAGTCGAGATTGAATTCACGACTCACAACAGCAACAACTCAGATCACAACTTTTCTAAGACATTTGTCGTCTACGACATCACAGAGTACACGCTATCGGAAACTCTTCAATCTGCACGATATATTCTTCAGCTGACGACCCCTGAATATCTCGATAATCTAAAGCGCAAACTGCGACGTTCGTATGGAACCGAAGCGAATCCAGAAAGAGCAAGCGACATCGTGACGAAGATCATGACGAAGACTCTTGGTGTCGCTCCGTCACATCTTCAGGTCGACAAGTCTCGTTTTGATCGAAATATCGTCTGTGCTGGTTGGACTCCATATCAGACAATATACTATCTTGCGAACAGCGACGTTCTGGATTCTGGAATTCAGAATACGGACAAGGACTCAACGTTTCTATTCTTCGAAGATCGTTTCGGCTTCAAATTCGTTGGTTGGTCGACTGTACTCGAAAATCGTCTGCACGCAAACAAGACGATTGAGATTCTGAACTATCGTCCTGAACTGAAAGAGAACATCCACTCGACTCGAAAAGTCGACATGGCCCGTGTGTTGAATTTTGTCTTCGATAGATGCACTAACGAGATCGACAACACGCGCGGTTCTGTGTATTCGAGCAAGACTGTCTATCACGACCTTATCAAAAAGACTGTGAAGACGGTTAATTTCAATTACAACGATGTTTTCGATGTGATTGCACACGTAGAATTGAAAGCGAACGCAAAACCGCTTAGAGAAGATCGTACGACTCTCGAAACTGAGACGCTGTTCTACTCACCGAACGAATATCACTATGAGAACGACACGAAGACAAAGGGCAAGTGGCGCCAGATTCTTCAGTCGCGTGTTCAGCAATTTGAGAACTATGTAATCTACGCAGATGTTGTCGGTAACACTGCGCACAAACTTGGTTCAGTGTATCAGTTTGATCTTCCTAGCATCATTCGTAAGCAGAAGAAGATGGAATATCATACCGACTTGTCTGGTAAGTATGTTGTGACAAAGATCAAGTATCGCATCGCATTCAATGATCTCGTTCAGACACTTGAACTACGCAAAGGGGTACGTAAGAAGTAATGTTTTTCGGTAATGAAATGTGCATGTGGCACGGTGTTGTAGAAGACAGCAAAGGCGATCCTTTGAAGCTGAATCGTGTGCGAGTGCGCGTGATTGGAGTTCACTCTGAAAAGCTCGAACCTAGCGACGAGACTGGAGAAGGTATTCCGACTGATGCATTGCCATGGGCGATTGTTGGAGGAGGCACTGACAGCGCGAACGTGAACGGCATCGGCGAGAACTCTCGTCTCGTGAATGGTTCGCACGTCTATGGCTTTTCTCGTGACGGACGTCAGATGCAGAATCTCGTCATCATGGGAACGATTCCTGGCATTCCGCAAGAAGCTCCCAAGAATGAAGGATTCAACGATCCAGATAAAGTCTATCCAAAATCTTCACATCTTCAAGAGCCAGATGTGAATCGACTCGCACGAAATGAGAAGATTGATGAGACAATTGTCAAGACAAAGAAAGACGGCGTTGACAAGAACGTACCGACATCAACTGGCGCTCAGTGGAGCGAACCAGAAACTCCGTATGCGACTGAGTATCCGTACAATCAGGTGCGCGAGTCAGAATCAGGTCACATCATTGAGATCGACGACACTCCAGGCGCTGAACGTCTGCACGAGTATCACAAGTCTGGCACGTTCGAAGAGATTCATCCGAACGGCACGAAAGTCACTAAAGTAAAAGGAGACAACTATGAGATTATCGCTGGCGCTGATTTTGTTCACGTTGTTGGCGCTTGCAATATCACTGTTGGAGGTGACTGCAATCTCAAGGTGATCGGTAACGTGACTGAAG